GAAGATATCAACTAAATAGTTAAATAACAGACTAACTTTAATTATAATATGGCAAGACTTTTTGGTTTTTCGATTGAAGATACAGAAAAGAAATCCGCCTCTATAGTTTCCCCCGTTCCTCCCAATAACGAGGACGGGGTTGATAATTATATTGCTAGTGGATTTTATGGCCAATATGTAGATATTGAAGGTGTTTATAGAACAGAGCACGATCTAATTAAAAGATATCGTGAAATGGCACTTCACCCAGAGTGTGATGGTGCCATTGAAGATGTTGTAAATGAAGCAATCGTTAGTGATCTTTACGATTCACCGATTGAAATTGAACTATCAAACTTAAATGCCAGTGACAAATTAAAGAAACTAATTAGAGAAGAATTTAAATATATTAAAGAAATTTTAGATTTTGATAAAAAATCACACGAAATTTTTAGAAATTGGTATATTGATGGAAGACTTTATTATCTAAAAGTTATCGATACCAAAAAACCACAAGAAGGAATTAAAGAATTAAGATATATCGACCCAATGAAGATGCGATATATTCGTCAAGAAAAGAGAAAGAATAATAAAGATTATATTGATATAAAAGCAGGTGCAGATGACAGCAAGATTCTCTCACCAGAATTAGAAGAATATTTTATGTATACGGCAACACCAAACTTTCCATCCGGAATGATTGCTGGTGGTACTGGACAAAAAGGATCTGTAAAAATTGCCAAAGATTCTATTACATATTGTAGTTCTGGTCTTGTAGACAGAAACAAGGGAACTGTACTTTCTTATCTCCACAAAGCAATCAAGGCACTCAATCAACTTAGAATGATTGAGGATTCTTTGGTTATTTACAGACTATCACGTGCTCCAGAACGTAGAATTTTCTATATTGACGTTGGTAATCTTCCAAAAGTAAAGGCAGAACAATACCTCAAAGAGGTTATGTCTAGGTATAGAAATAAACTTGTATATGATGCAAACACAGGTGAAGTTCGTGATGATCGTAAGTTTATGTCTATGATGGAAGATTTCTGGTTGCCCAGAAGAGAGGGTGGTCGTGGAACCGAAATTACCACACTTCCTGGTGGGCAAAATCTTGGAGAACTTGCCGATATTGAGTATTTCCAAAAGAAACTTTATAGAGCACTTGGAGTTCCAGAATCTAGAATTGCTTCTGATGGTGGATTCAATCTGGGACGTTCATCGGAAATTTTAAGAGATGAACTGAAATTTGCCAAGTTTGTTGGACGTTTAAGAAAGCGTTTTGCAAATATGTTCAATGATATGTTGAGAACGCAATTGATTCTCAAGAACATTGTATCACCAGAAGATTGGGAAACTATTAGTGATCATATCCAATATGATTTCTTGTATGATAACCAATTTGCCGAACTCAAAGAATCGGAATTGATGAATGATCGTTTAGCAACTCTTGCTACGATTGAACCCTACATTGGTAAGTATTATTCTACCGAATATGTTCGTAAAAAAATACTTCGTCAAACTGATTCGGAAATCATTGAAATTGATGAGCAAATTGAAGATGAAATTAAGAAGGGTATTATTCCAGATCCATCACAAGTTGATCCAATTACTGGAGAACCATTACCACCAGAAGGTGCAGTTCCTCAAGAAGGTGGTGATCCAGGACTAATGGGAAATGTTCCGCAAGAACCGGATATAAATGCTGATGCACAAATAACACAGGTTCCAGAACCCAAAGGTGGCAAGATATAAATAAAGAATAGACATATATTAAAATTTTATGGAAGAACTTATCGACTTGATTGCTACTGATTCGTCAGCATCAGAAATCAGTGACAAAATTAAAGACGTTCTGTTTGCCAAGGCAGCAGAAAGAGTTGATGCTGCTCGTCCTTTAGTTGCCACATCTATGTTTGGTAATGAACCATCATACGAGGATCAAGAATAATGACAGTACATAAACCAGTTGGTCTTGGTAGTTCTATTGCAATTACTTCTGGATCTGCTACAACTTCATCTACGTTGTCAGTTCAGACTAAGGCACTAAGAGTTGTGGCAGTTTCTGCCGGAGCTTTTATTGGAATTGGAACTAGTCCAACAGCGGCAACAACAGATTATTATGTTGCTGCCGGAACCGATGCAGTTCTTGCATTAAGTCCAGCATCACAAAGAGTTTCTGGAATTACTACAGGCACTACAACAATAATTGATTTTCCAGCAGGAACAGGATCTCCATTTGTAGTTGGAGATTATGTAACTTTAACTTCTATAGGACAATCATATTACAATTTCACTCATCAACCTGTTACGGTAGTTAATTCTACAAGTGGATACAATGGATACTTTTCTACCCAAATTACTGTTTCCACAAATACTGTAGGAATTGTAACCGCATTTTCTACTGATGGTGACTTGAGAAAGTCCATAAGAGTTTCAGCATTTGGAACTGGAACAGGAGCTTTATATTATCAACAAGTTCAAATTGCAGGAGATGCATAAAAATGAAACTAATCACAGAAGAAGTATCACAGGTTAAGTTCATCACCGAAGGTAAAGGTGCCGAAAAGAAAATGTTTATTGAAGGAGTTTTCCTTCAAGGTGATATCTGTAATCGTAACGGCAGAATGTATCCAATGCAAACTCTTGCTCGTGAAGTAGCAAGATATAATGAGGCATTCGTTAATAAAGGTCGTGCTCTTGGAGAACTCGGTCACCCTGATGGTCCTACCGTCAATCTTGACCGTGTTTCTCATAAAATTGTTTGCCTTGAACAAAAAGGAAGCAATTTTATTGGTAAGGCACAACTCCTAGAAACTCCAATGGGTAAGATTGCAAAATCTCTCATTGGTGAAGGTGTTTGTCTAGGTGTTTCTTCTCGTGGTGTTGGATCATTAAAGATGACCAATGAAGGTCATAAAATTGTCGGTGAAGATTTTATGCTTGCAACCGCTGCTGATATCGTTGCCGATCCTTCTGCTCCTGATGCTTTTGTTTCGGGAATTATGGAAGGTAAAGAGTGGGTTTGGGAAGGAGGAATCCTTCGTGAGCAACTTGCAAATAATACACAAAGAAGAATTAACACTTTAGTTGATCAAAAAAGATTAGATGAACATAAAGTTGAATTGTTCCAAGATTTCTTAGCAAATCTTTAAATTATAAATAAATATAGATTATAACACAATCAAACAAATGTCCGTTGGTAGCAATTTACAAGAAATGGAAAACGTAGTAACCAAAGGCGCTGCTAAAGCTGAACCAATGCAAAAGTTGTCCACGGGTATTGCTCCTGGGCAAACTGCTAGTTGGGAAGACTTAGGTGGTCCTACCCCAGAGAATTACAAGGTTGATGACGATTCAGCAAAGCTGAAAGATCCTTCCGCAACTCTTTCTCAAGTCAAAGATGTCGTTAATGCTAAGGCTGCTAAAGCAGAAGCAATGAAGAAAATGGCAGAAGAGACTGAGGAAGACGAAGAGGACTTCATTGCTGAAGAGGAAGTTACCGAAGCTGCTGAAACCGAAGATGAAGGCAGTGAGGAAGATGATGCAGAAGATGCAAAAGAAGGTAAGAAGAAAAAGTCTAAGAAAGAAGATGAGGATGAAGATGAAATGAAGGAAGAGTTTGACATCGAAGAAGATGTTAATGCTCTCCTTGCTGGTGAGGAGCTTTCCGAGGAATTCCAAGAGAAAGCACGTACTATCTTTGAGGCTGCAATCAGATCTAAGGTTTCAGAAATCAAAGAAGAACTTCAAGCACAATACGAGGAGTCACTCGTAGAAGAACTTGTTGCTATTAAGGAAGAACTCACCGATAGAGTTGACGCATACCTTGAGTATGTTGCCGACGAGTGGGTTGCAGAAAATGCTCTTGCTGTTGAAGCAGGACTCAAAACTGAGATGACCGAATCATTCCTTGCTGGAATGAAGGGTCTTTTTGAAGATCATTATGTAGCAATCCCTGAAGATAGATATGATGTACTCAATACTATGGTAGAAAAACTTGATGAAATGGAAGGAAAACTCAACGAGCAAATTCAAAGAAATGTTGCTCTAAATCAAAGATTAGCTGAGTCGGTTGCTGATGTAATCTTCTCCGATGTCTGCGAAGGTCTTGCACTTTCACAGAAGGATAAACTCGCTTCTCTTGCTGAAAATGTTGAGTTTGATGGTGAAAACAACTATCGTGAGAAGCTAGTAACTTTGAGGGAATCTTATTTCCCATCTAATGCTGGTACTCAAAGAAATCATTCAGAGAATCTCTCTGAAAGTACTGAATCCGTTTATCAACCAGTATCTGGTCTGATGGAGTCATATCTTCAGACTCTGAATAGAGTTTCGAAAAAGTGATTTTTAAATCATAAACAAATCAAACTAACTTTTTAAAGAGGAAAAACAAATGCAAATGTTCAATGCAGAACATCTGCAGGAGAAGTGGGCACCTCTTCTAGACCACCAAGGTCTTGGAGACATCAAAGATTCTCATCGTAGAATGGTAACCGCAGTTCTCCTGGAGAACCAAGAAAGAACACTCCGTGAAGAGCGTGAGTTCCTTTCAGAATCACCAACTAACTCCGCCGGAACTGGTGGATATAGTGGAGCATCATCTTCAACCGTTGCTGGTTTCGATCCAGTTCTAATTTCATTGATCAGACGTTCAATGCCAAACTTGGTCGCATATGACCTCGCAGGCGTTCAACCAATGAACGGTCCTACCGGACTTATCTTCGCAATGCGTTCGAAGTATAATACCCAAGGTGGTACTGAAGCATTCTACAACGAAGCAGATACTGCTTTCTCCGGACAAAATGCTTCCAGCAACCTTACTTCAGGTTTCGTACAAGGCGCTGTTGGTCTTGGTACAACCTCACAAAGAGGAAGCAACCCAGGTCTTCTTGACGGCACATTCCCACAAACCGGTGATTCTGCAACCTACAACGTAGGAGAAGGAATGACCACCGGTAATTCTGAAGATCTTGGAACCAGTGCTGGTGGGCAGTTCAACGAGATGGCATTCTCAATCGAGAAAGTCACCGTTACTGCAAAGTCAAGAGCACTCAAAGCTGAGTACTCACTTGAACTCGCACAAGACCTCAAGGCAATCCACGGTCTGAATGCAGAAGCTGAGTTGGCAAACATCTTGTCAACTGAGATTCTTGCAGAAATCAACCGTGAAGTCATCCGTACCATCTATAACGTTGCTGTTCCTGGTGCTCAAGCAAACGTTGCTACTGCTGGTACTTTTGACCTTGACGTTGACTCCAACGGTCGTTGGTCAGTTGAGAAGTTCAAGGGACTTATCTTCCAAATCGAGCGTGATGCAAACGCAATTGCACAGCAAACTCGTAGAGGGAAGGGTAACATGATCCTCTGCTCGGCAGACGTTGCTTCGGCACTCACCATGGCAGGTGTTCTTGATTACACCCCAGCACTCAACGCAAACCTTAACGTTGATGACACCGGCAACACCTTCGCAGGTGTTCTTCAAGGTAAGTATAAGGTCTATATCGATCCTTATGCTGCTAACGTATCTGCTAACCAGTACTACACTGTTGGATACAAGGGTTCATCTCCTTATGATGCAGGAATCTTCTACTGCCCATACGTTCCTCTTCAAATGGTTCGTGCAGTTGGAGAAAATACCTTCCAACCAAAAATCGGGTTTAAGACTCGTTATGGTATGGTTGCTAACCCATTTGCACAGGGTGCTTCTGTTGATCAAGGTGGTACTCTCCGTAGAAACTCTAACGTTTATTACAGAAGAGTCAAAGTAACCAACTTGATGTGAGCCTTTCTCACAAATCTTATGGGGGATCCTTCGGGATCCCTTTTTTTATATCTAAATAAAAATAAAAGATTATGTCAGTGTCACCTTTTGCCAATCAAATAGGCAATAGAAATTTTTTATCACCTGTTGGATTTAAATTTACTTTGGCAAAGGAACCCAAAGTAGCATTTTTTTGTAACTCAGCAAGAATTCCGGAAATTAATTTAGAAGTCGTACAACAGCCAACATATCTAAAAGATATTGATCTACCAGGTGATAAATTAACGTATGGTGACTTATCAATTAGATTTCTAGTTGATGAGAATATGGAAAATTATATGGCAGTTCATAATTGGTTAACTGGTCTTGGTTTCCCAGAAACAACAGAACAATTTACAGAACTAACAACAACAGATAGTGGAATAAGGGACCAAAAGTCAGCATTTAGTGATGGTAGTTTGTATATTTTGAATAGCAATTTTAGAAATACGGCAGTTGTTAAATTTAAAGATTTATTCCCAGTATCTTTAACATCATTAGAATTTGATGCAACTCCGAATGATATCCAGTACTTTACAGCAGAGGCATCTTTCAAGTATACTGTGTATAATATCCTAGGAAACGACAATAAGCCCTTATGAATCTTTATAAATAATTTTGCTCTAATTGGTTGGCGCTTTTTAGAGATGGGTAGAGAAATCTACCCTATTTTATTATAAATAATAATGCCAACCAAAATAGAAGCAGATGAAAGACCAAAAAAGGTTTTATACCTACGCATATTTGCGTAAAAACGGTACTCCGTACTATGTTGGAAAAGGTGAAAAATCTAGAGCATATAATAAAAACCATAATAATGTATATGTCCCACCAAAAAATAGAATTTTATTTTTAAAGAAAAATCTTACAGAAGAACAAGCATTCAAGCACGAAATCTATATGATTGCTGTTTTTGGCAGAGAAGATTTAGAAACAGGTATTCTTCATAACAGAACTAATGGTGGGGATGGATCTTCAGGAAGAATAGTAACAGAAAATCAAAAAAAGAAACAAAGTGAAAAAATGAAAGGAAGAAAAGGTCCGATAATAAGTGAAGAGGGTAGAAAAAAATTATCTCAAATTATGAAAGGTAATAAAAGAGGAAAACCTCATACACAAAAAACTAAAGATAAACTAAGTAAGGTACATAAAGGAAAAAAACTCACGGAAGAACATAGGAAAAAATTAAGTGAAGTGCATATAGGTATTAAAAAAGGTCCTTGTAGTCAAAAAACTAAAGACAAAATAAGTAAAGCACATAAAGATAAAAAACATTCTCCACCCTCACAAAAAGGAACAAAATGGTGGAATAATGGACAAATAAACAAAAGAAATGTAGAATGTCCGGGAGAAGAATGGTGTTTGGGGAAAATATCAAATGTCAATTGATTTGGAAAAATTACAAGAAATGTGGCAGAGAGATTCTGTCATTGATCCTGACAACCTACACG